TATATCTTCCGGTATTACGCGGTCCGACGCATCCAGGATGCAGGCACGTTCACCAACACGGCTGATGTGGTGTTCCGCTTCTTGCCTGCGTTGATTGCTGGCTTGGCCTACTATCTATCGGTCAAAAGGTCGTGCTGCCCAAGGAGCAGCTGTTCTTTGAAACTGGTGACAAGTCCTGCTGTAAACATCACTGCACCTTGACCTTAACTTGCCCATCAACATAGGCATCGCCGCGCTGTTTGCCATCGCCCAGGTTCTTCAGCAGCATCAGTGCTTCCTTGTACTTGGCGTCATACACAGCCATCAAATCCTGCTCGCCCTTCATGAAGGTGTACGCCTCCACCAACGAGCCATAAAGCAGCGCAGAAGAGAAATTGTCGCCCAACCAAGTGGTTCCCGTGGGGTTGTCCACCGTGTTGGTCATGGAAGTGGGGTAGTAATAGTAGTGCAGCTCCACCTCATACGCCTGATCAGGCGTGGGCCCCACAATGAATGACAGCTCGGTCTGCAGATTGGTCACCGGACCAAAGATGGCGTAATACTTGGGCAGCGTAGTGAGTGCAGCAGAAGGGTACACCTGCCGGATGTAGTTGACATCGACGTTTTTCAAATAACTGTAGTCGCCCTCGTCATCGACCACGGCCAATGAATACACGGACAAGAAGTCCGCCGGAGCAGAAAGATATTTGTTGTTGGCTGACAAATGGCCAGTCACGTTTTTGCGCAAGTTGGCAAGCTGCACCGTGTTGTAGATGCGCTGCTCAGCCTGACTAATAAATGTGGCGAGCTCCGTCTCCGTGAACGTGTTCTCGGTGTAGTCTTCAATCGCCGCTTTGAGTTCTGTGTAGTTCATGTGATCACCACCGTAACTGGAGACAGCACCCCGCCTGCGTACAGCTGCTTGGCATATGGCATGGGCTGCATGCCAATACTTGCAATCGATGTGTCCACTGTCCAGCCAACATACACTGTAACAGCCATTCGCGCCTCAGGACGCGGTTGATACAGTGCAATCGGCTCGTTGATCGTGCGTTTAGGTTCCAGCTGCGGATGCTTGGGCTCGTAACACTCACGGCAAACCTTGAACCCTTTCCAGTCTTTGATCAGCGCATTCAACTTGAAGCGCTGACCGCACTGGTCACAGAGTGCAATTGCAAATTTGCCTGAGACGTACCCTGCTGGCATGATTACCTCGACTGGTACATCGGCACAGCGAAGTAGCCGGAGTTCTCGCGGTCTTCGTTGGCAGCACGGGTGAACTCTTCGTCGTACATTGCCTTGAGCAACTGTATACGGTCAGGAGCCTTTTTGACCGACAGATAGTAGGCCAAGCCAGCAATCAACGCAGGCAAGAAGCGGAACACCACATCAGCCGTGTTGGTGAACGTGCCTGCATCCTGGATGCGTCGGACCGCGTAATACCGGAAGATATACGCTTGCGTGTCGTCGGGCGAGGGATACAGGAACAGTTTGGCCGGGTTGGTACGTTGCAAGAACCACTGCGCAGGGCGAGACGGCGTGTACTTGTTGGGCACATGCAGGTACTCTGCATAGCCAATTCGGTCCACCGTGATGTCCTGCTGCTGCGAGGTGCCTGCGTTTGTGCGAATGACGGCAGACAGTGCGTCCACCGTGTCCAGAGGTAATGTGTACTCGTAAACTCCAGCCGTCAGTGCGACCTGCCGCTGCTCAATAGTCCACAAGTTCAAGCCCCGGTTGGCCCATTCTGCAAACATCAAGTTGACCGAGCGCAGCGCGGTCTTCATGTCGTAGCCATCCCTGACTTCAATGCCGCAGCGTTCATACGCCTCGACAATGATGTCATCAAACTCCAGATTGAAGTCGGATGTGCCGGAGGTGGCCATGGCTTAATAGATCGTGGCTACGCGAGCACGAGCGGCACCAACACCGCGAACCTTGACATTGTCACCCGACACGGATTTTTTCACCGGCTGGCTGAGAGTCTTGCCCTGGGGGCCTGCGGTATCGGGACCGGAAGCAAATATTTGACCGCCCTTGGCAAAACCTTTTTTGGCAATGCCCTGGCCTCGCTTGGCCAAACCGCCTTTGGCGTAACCTTTAGTTCCACAATCTTTCATAGTTTCACCGCCTTTTCTGAATTTTTTGCCTTTGCCAGACTCGCTAAAGTCCTTGGCAACGGACATTGGGACACCAACCTTTTTGGCAAATGCAGGGCTGTGCGCCGCTGCATCCATCAAACGCTTTTGTTTCTTACTTACCGGAGGCATTGTGCTTCTCCAAGATCAATCTGTCTAGCTTGGCATCCAACTGCTCCAAGCGAACCAAAACCCGGTTGATGTCGGCATGCACCTCGACCTTGGTCACGTACTCTTTGGCCACCTCTTCGCGGGTGCGGTTGAGCAAAACCTGCAGGCGCTGTACTTCCTCGCGGTCCTTGCCCTGTTCCAGGCGCAGTCCCTCGATTTCTTTGTCCCGCGCACGAATCACCATGCCCATTAAAGCCATGATGATCGTGAGTGCGCTGGTCCATACAGTGCTCAGGTCCATTTCAACATTTCCAGGCTCGGAGACTCTTGTTTATCCGCGAATCCGGGTCTTTGGCCGTCTTGGCAGAGGTGAGTTTTTTCTTCATCCCTTCCATACGGGCGCAAAAAGAGTCGCGGCGTTTGCCGCCTTCCGGCTGAGGAGGTTTCAGGTTCATGCCCTGCTTTTTCGCAGAGGCCCGACCCTTGGCGTTCAGGCCGCCATTGGGGTTCTTGCCCTCTTTGCGTTGCCATGCCGGAGTCTTAGCCATGTCAGTACATCTTGCACTGTTTGTTGCGAGCCACGCCTACGCCACGCGGAGCCACCGAAGCAGAGGGCTTTTGGTAGTTCTTGCGCGGGGTCTGCTCAGGACCGCCTTTGGACATGTCCTGCTTTTGCGCACCGGGCTGCATCTCGCCCTGATACTCAGGAATTGACATCTTTGCTGCTCGTCCCATGATGGACTCCTTAGCCGTAGAAGAACGTCACCGAAGTCACGTTCGTGAGAGTGAGATAGGGGTCCGCTTCAAAGCGAACACCATCGTTGGGGATCAGCACATACATCGCGCCCGTCCCTGATGTGCTGGCAGGGGTTGCCAGATTAATCAGTTCTGTGGCCCCACTGCCACCATCCTTAAAAGAAATGGAACCAGCAGAGCCCCCAGGGACGTAGTAAATGCTTTTGATGCGAGCACGAGGAGTGCCAATGGCTGTCGCGCCAGTGGCCGTCATCGTTTTCGCTTTTACGTCATATTGAAAGCCCATGTCGGCCTCCTATTAAGCGATGGTCACGCCACGAGAACCAGCAATTGCCCAACCAGCGGCGGTGTAGACCAGAGTGACGCTGTCACCAACGGCGGTGAAAGTGATGGTGGAGAAGCCAATCTTGGTGGTGGGGGTCAGCACTGCGCTGCCGCCGTCCACAGTGTGGGTGATGATCTTCATCTGACCTGCCGTTCCGTTTGCCAAGGTCAAAGCCTGAGCAGCACCGGTGGTGGTCAAAGAAGTCATGGTATTGGTGATGTCAACTGCGCCAGCGCCCGACAGGGACTGAATAGACAGGACGGTGGTTTTGCCGTAGGTAGCGTCTACAGTGACAGCGCCGGTGGTGCTGCTAACGGTGACGGATTGAAAGCCATTCTGCGAACGAACTGGCCCAGTGAAAGTGGTATTTGCCATTTGATCCTCACATGCGAGTATTGGAGGCGCTCTGTCTGCATGTCGTCAGGCCGGGACCTGTCAGAAGCGCCGGAAACCCCGGGATGGGGCCAATATATCACTGTTGCGAAACAGGGTCAACGACGCGGCGGTGTTTTTTCAAATAATTAAGCGCAGCTAGCAGAGTCGTTTCGGAATCACCAAACATCCCCAGCCCTCGGTTACATGCGGTACAAAGTAGCCCCCTAACTCGCCCTGACTCGTGACAATGATCGACCGGCATTGCTCTTGGTCCTCCGTCAGCCGCCTTTGACCGTTCAGGCTGAGCACAAATGGCACAAACGCCATTCTGCGCAGCAAACATGGCTTCGTACATAGCGAGCGTGACCCCAAAATGCTTTTTTAAATCTGAGTTCTTGGCCTTTTCCGGATTGTTTTTCCGCCATTGTCTTGCATATGCCGCCTTGTCTTTACTGGCAGTGGATAACTTCCATTCCCAATTATCTGGCCCTATGGGGAATGCGGATATCTTGCGGCGGAGAGTATGCTTATCAGGGCGATTCCCCACCGTAGCTATAAACAACCAGAAATCATCCCGCCATTCAGCGGACATCCCTTCCGCCCCCTTACGCTTGTGCCAATTCCATGTCGAATATAGCGGGTGGGATTCTCGTGCTCCCCAGTCTGTGGCGCGAGTCTGGGCCAAACTCCCATGCGTTCTAACTCGGAATTCATGTCGATTACACAGCGCAGAGGCTAAGGTTTTCTGGGGCTGTCCGCAATTCGGGACGCTGCATACAGGGCGAAGTCTCTGTATATCTGCTCGGTAATGTGAGCTGCATTTACCCGAACGATATGCTTTTTCTTGACACCCAGAAACGGAACAAGGAGCGGCCCTTACGAGCCGCTCCTGTTCATAGTGCTTACGACACAACTTGGCAGCAAATACCAAGTTGCCGCAGCTAGGCGACTGACACTCTTGATAGCCCATACGACCTCCATAAGGATTGGTACGGGCTATCGTAGTGTGTCATCCTTGTGCTGTCAAGCCCCCGGGCTGCCGTACACGCCTCGGGGGTCACTCCATCCAAACGAATATCGCTCTCGCGCCTTATACCTAACGTTACCGGTATCGAAGTCACCTTCGAAGGCGGTGCGGATAGGCGAACGCTCAAACATCTTCAGACCGTTGGGCGCATCGGTAATCAGGAACCATGCGTTAACGTCGGTCAGGAAGTGGTTGACGGCGTAACCCTCGGGGATCAGGCCCATGGACTTGATCGCGTTGATGTCGTTGTCTGCGGTTGCAGTGCGCAGAGTAGACTTCATCAGTCGCTCGGCGGTGAACTGCAGTTCCTTAGGAACGATCATCTTGCGGGCGGTCAGGGCGACCTTCAGGCCACGTTCGTCCGTGAACGCTGCGATGTCGATGATGCCCTGCTCGAGAGAGGTCTCGTTCAGGTCAGCAGCAACGGCAGGGCGGTTGGAGAAGTCGGGGCCCAGGGCGGTCGGGTGAGCGGTAGAGCACAGAGCAACCCCGTCGCCGCCAGCGTAAGCGCCGCCGGTGAAAGCATTGTTCAGCACCGAAGCGCCCTTGACCTGCTTGGTGTTCGCCATGGAGCGAGCCAGAGCCTTGGTGTAGCGAGCCGACAGACGGTCGTAGAGGTTGTCCTCAACGGCTTCTTCGGTCAGCGCGAACGCCATGGCGATGGTCTCGTGGGTGTAGCGAGCAGTGAACGATTCCAGAGCGGTATCGTATGCCACGCCAGCACCTTCGGTCTTCACCGGGGCGGAACCGAAGCCGGTCAGCATCACTTCTTCTTCGAACGCACGGTCAGAGGTCTCGATTGCGAAGATCTCTTCGTGTTCGTTCTCATAGCGCTTGTACTCCAGACCGAACAGAGCGTTCAGGCCGGGCTCCAGCTCTTTAACGAGTTGTGAACGGGTAATAGCCATGATTAAGCTCCATCAGCTGCAACGCCAACACTGCCGTATTGATGTTGATTGAGTTTGACAACGACCACGGAGTAGGTGCCCAGTTCATTGTCTGGGGACTCGTAGAGGCCAACGATTTTGAAGGTCAGAGCAGCGGTCTTCGCAATGGAAGCAGAGCTCAAAGAACCGTTCGAAACACCAGAGGTGGTGCTGCCGGTCGTGGAAGCGGTCGGATCAGCGTTCTTGCCAATGTTGGCTTGAGTCACTGCGCCGTCAGCTTGGACCAGGAACAACTGGCTCGGATCGTCCAACACTTCACAGGCGATGATGCCTTGAGTGATGTTGATGCTACCGGGATAGTAGTTCTTCCACGTCGGCTTGTTTGCACGGGTGGGATCGTCGTACTGGCAGCCGTTGAACACGCCCGTGGGGGCAGCGTGGGTGGATGCATCGTACTTGATGATGTAGCCGTCATATACGACGACCAAGTCACCTTGGTAGATCGCGCCAGACTGGTTGTCGGCAATCTGATACCCGTATTGTTTTTGGGCACCAGTAGCAGACAAGTTACCAGAGGGACGCAGACCAAAAGGCTTATTGACGTTTGCCATTTGTTAGCTCCTGCTAAGTTTGGATAACCAGCCTCACTTAGGCGTTTGGCTGGCGGAAAGTTGTGCGCGAACTCCGCTCGGGCGTTTGAATTCGCATTGTAGAGTGAGCGTTTTCACGCATCATCTCGTTGTCCACAGCGTGCAACTGATCCTGGGCCTTACGACGATAGTACTCGTTGCGCTCTTCAATCGTTTCCTTGGGGATCTTGGCAAGCAAGAGTCCGCCAACAGCAATGATGCCAGCGTGTTTGCCGTCATCCATCGTCGGAAGAATATTGTGGTATTCCTCCGGCACGTCTTCTAGTCGAACGAGCTCATAACCTTCGCGCAGCTTGGAATAGACGTTTTGCTTGTCTTGGAAACCATTGACTTCAGCACGAATCCAACGGTACTCAAAGCCTTCAGGGGCAGGAGGCGTGTCAAGACGTGAGGGCGGAGTCCACGGTTTGCGGCGTTCAGCTTTGGCACGGGTGTCCGCACTGCGGCTGGCACGATCAATTTTGAGTTCGCTCATGGTCTTCACTCCTTCACATACTTGGCATATTCCTCGAGAGGAACGCCCAGTTTCTTCGCAATAGCAACCTGACTCGGCGAAAGCCGGACAGTACGGCGCACACTATTCACTCCCGAACTACGGGTTGCAGGGGCAACAGCCGGTGCGGAGCGCTGTTGTCTGGTAGTCTGGTTGGACGATTGCTCGCCCGCAAATTGCTTCGGAAATTGATCCCGAATCCTTTGGTCCAGTTCAGTATAGTACTCGTCGGAACTTGGGTCAATGCCCTCTTCCTCGATCAAAGTCTGGTGAATGCCCCATGCCGCATAGGTCATGGTGCGATCCTTGCCAAACCACTCGTTTCTGGCGGCCCAATCCTCGGCGCGGGGATCCGGCTGCGCGGGGCGCTGCTGAGGAGCCTGTTGCTGGTAGGCCTGTTGCGGCTGCTGAGCCTGCGAAGGCTGCGGCTGCTCTTGTAGGTACTGAGCCACCTGACGCTGATCCTGGATCAAGGCGGCAAGGCGTTCTTGCGCTTCGATCTCGGTATCCAGGTCGCCTTCTTCCTTGGCCTTGCGGATGATCTGGCGCAGGGAAGCCTGTTGGCTCTCCAGGCGAGCCTTGGCCTCATTCAAGCGGCTGTAATCCGTCTGAACCAGCTTTTGCTGGAGCGTTTGCGCTTGGTTTTGTAGGCCTTTGGCGTACTCCAAGGCAGCCTGCTCACGGCGCTCGGCTTCGCGCATGCGAGCGGTGAGCTTTGCAATGCGCTTTTGGACGTTGTCGTTGACAGCGTCCAGTTCGTCCTTGTTGGACTGGGGTTCCCGGGCTTGAGGCTCCGGGGGCGGGGTTTGTTGCTGGCCTTCTGCCTCCGGCGCTTCGAGGGACACTGTCGTGGCCTTCTCGTCTGCTCCCAGGTCAAATTCCAGCTGGTTATCGTCCATTACAGTTGCCATTTTTTACCTCACATGTGCAGAATATCTTCTGGATCTTTGATCGTTGCCAGTATCTCGTCATCGTTCAAGATGCGGATCTCACCGCCGTCAATCATCATGCGAGCACCCGCATAACGACCAAAGATGATCCAGTCCCCCTCCTTGCACCAAGGGCCGTCGGGGAACTTGTCGGTGTCCTTGTAAGCCAAAGGGCCTACTGCCAGGACATACGCGCACGTGGTTGTGAGTTGTTGCCGATCCAGGGTCTCTTGGGCCAGCTCAATGCCGCCCTTAGACTTCTGGGCCCCTCGGTAGGGCAGTACGACAACGCGCCAGCCTGTCGGCCTGGGCAAGTGGTCCTTCATGGACTCGCCTTGCTCAATGTGGCTAGTCTTGGCGGCTTCAGCAGCGACGGCTGCCGCAGCTTCTTCGGCAGCTTTGGCCGCAGCCTCTTCCGCCCATTTCTGTTCAAGTGCAGTTGCTTCCATGGTTTCTCCTTCTAGTCGGGGTTTTTGCTCAGGATGTCCTTGACGGCATCCTCAACAAATCGGTACCCCTCCAGACGGCCCATAAGGAACTTGTACTGCTCCATATCCTTGACCGCGCCGTTCACAACCACCCGCTCCGTGTCTTCACGGAGGCGTTTGACTGTGACTAGCACTTTCTCAGTAAATTCAAGCATGGATTGCTCCAATGAAGCAGACACTTGTTACCCGTGTCAGGAGGGTTATGCAGATTATGCATGAAATTTACGCGATCTTCACCTTTCTGAACGCGTCTTTTCGATAAACGTACTTCACACCCGGTTTTTCAAGCTCCACGTTGCCCTTGGGCGGGCGCTCCAGCTTGGGGACTGGCGAGGGCTTGAGCATTTTGGAAGTTTTGTTGCTGGACTTGGGCGGCATGTTGCGATCCTTGTAGGTTGAGGTTGGCGGTGTCCACGCCGGTTTTGGCTTG